TGGGCGAATTGGCGGGTCACGTTGTCCAACTCCTGCGCACTTCCGCCCGTTGCTGCAATGGCGTTGCCCATCTGAACAAGCGTCTCTCTGGCTTCTTCCGCGGCAAAGCCAACACCCTGCAAGCGTACAGAACCACGAACCGCTTGTTCTAATCCAAGGCCGGGGTTTTTGGCAGCGTCCGTAAGTTTGTCAAGTTCAGCCGCCGCCGCATCTGCCGTGCCAAGCTGCGATTTTAGCGCAAGGGTAAGGCTCTCAATGTCCCCTGCCGCTTTAATGGATGCCGCCCCAAATAAGGCAAGTGGAGCGGATAAGGATAGGGTAAGGTCTGTGCCAATATCAGACAACCGCCGCCCTGAATTGCGCAGCTGCCGCTCAATGTTATTGAGGCTCTTTTCGTCAAAGAGTAGGCCAACCCTTACCTTTAAATCAGTTGCTCCTGCCATTCTCTTTTTCTTGTTTAGCCTCCATGAATTTTTTGTAAACTTCCGGCTGCGTTATCCGTAGAATCTCGTCTGCCTCCCTATCAAATGCCTCTAATTGCTCCCTTGTCTGTGGTGCGAATCTTGGCACGTCCTGTTCCCAAGGGAATTTGCAAACATCTTCAGGCTTCCGAATCTTGTTTTTGCTGTCCACCGTTTTGTACATGGTGTACGACAAAAACCGCGTTTGCTCCCATGACAACTGCATTCTTTGGGTAGTGGCTTTTTGTCGGGCGGCTAAGTAGCGGGGTGTTGAATCCCAGAACTCCACTTCGCTCATCCCGACAAAAGCCCCTAACTCAATGAGGTTATCCCAATCTAAGCCTGCCCCCGGATCGCTTTCAGGGGCTTCGCCTTTTTTTGTCCTTCGCCCTCCCCGGCTTCCTTCGGGAATGATTCGGCAAACATGGAAGCCGCTTTTTGTAGCACTTCCGTATCTGACCCGATCCAATCCGCTACATCTTCCTGCGTGTAATCAACCGCCAATTTCTCATGGCGTGTGCCAGCGCAAAGGCCGGCAAATAACAGGTCAACCATCAAGGAAACCGAAGCCCCGCCGCCTTGCATAGTGGCGAAATCTACAAGGGCATTGCGCCCGGTGCGTTGTTCATATTGGTATAATGCTGAAAAACCAAACCGCACCGGGCGTTCTACTCCACCTAATTCAATGTACTGTGTCATATCGGTTAATTAGAATTAGGAAATAATAGCTTGAGCCAATGCTCCTGTGCCTTGCAATTCAAAATCATAAGTCACGGCCTCATCATTGCCGGAACTATTGAGCGTCCAGCTTGAAACGTATGCCGTGCCGCTCCATTTGGTGTCTCCGGTGGCAGCGGTCTGGAATACGATTGCCAAAGATGCCTGTGAATCCCATTTGGCGAAAATGCCCGTTGCAGAGGTATTAAAACCAAGTGTCGCGTCATCTGCGAAGTTTGCAGACCCGCTTGCTGTCCAAGACTTTGTGCCGGGAAGAAAAGCCGCATTCGCGCCGCTGTCCTTGCAGGTAGTCTCAAACATATTTGTGGAAGCCGAAAGGCTTACATCAACCTGGCAAGTCAAAGCAGTTGCACCCATGTACAACTTCATATTTTTTGCCAGTACGGTACCAACTGTTTGTGCCATAGCGTTTTATTTGTGTTTATTTGGATTTTAGCCCGTTCAAGGGTTTGTTTTCTTCTTGTATTGGTACGCACTCCACCGATGGCGGCGCGTCAGGTAGTCCCCTGCGGGACCTGGATTCTTTGTCCACCTCTACGCACACGCCTAAAGCGATGCGCCGTTCTGCCTCTGCGTCTGCGTGTTCTGCCACCCATCCCGGAAGTAAGGTGTCGCCGTATTGGTCAAGGTGGATTTTGGTATATTTGACTTTCATTTTAGAATCCGTTTGTGCGCCCGTAAGACTGAATGCGCTTTGCGATTAGTTGTGATGCAGTCCTAAGCGTTTGCGGCCCTGCGGAATTTACAGCAGGCTTAAAAAAGTTCTTGCCTGCCATCTTTGGCGTTCCTTCATCAACCCATCTGCCGTAGTAGCCATCTGCCGTTTTTAAGCCCAACTTTGCCCCGACAAATACAGACGGCGACCTTCTGAATTTCATAATCCGCATGGATCGTTTAAGATTGCCCGGCTTGTATGTAGCCAACACTTTTCCGCTTCCTCTTGCCGCTTTTTGTCCCTTCAGTTTAGGGTATCTTTTGTGTGGTTTGCTTCCAACGGGGGCTGCGGCTTTTGCCGCTTGAACAAGCCCCTTTGAAGCCTCTGCTAAGTCTGCTTGCCCGGATTTGCGGATGTACGGCTCAAGCTTTTTAAGCCTCGTTATCACCGCGTTTAAATCCGCTTGTAATTGCGCGTCTATCATGCGTTTTTGGTGATTAGTTGGTAAGTGACTGCCCGACCCAACAAAAGCCTGTCCTCGCTAAATATATCCTCGCTGCCAATGTATTTGCAGCCTTCGCATACCACATTACCAGCCGTTCCGGTCATAAAGTCAAGGGCTGTTCTTACTGCCGCATCAATAGAATCCAAAGAGGTGTAAGCATCCTGCCCGTACTTCACATCTGCCCAATAGTTGAAGGTGACGGTAGCCGTATCGTGATACGCTGCCCTGTCCTTCATATTCGCATCCATGGGCTTATTTGACACGCTGTAAATGATGGCAGGGAACACAGCCTCCTGCGGCATTATCATCGGGTAAATCCTTGTCGAAACAAGGGCCGTAACCGCTGATGTGGCCGCTAACTTGGAATAGATGTAGTTACCTGCTTTCATTTATGCTACTGATTCGCAAGTGAATTTTTCAAACTTCCGGCGACCTAAAACCTCTTTAAACAGTATGTCAAAGTAGGCAGGGCCGTTGCCGTCTATGTCGTACTTGAATCGCATTTTCTCCGTTACCGTGCCTCTGTACCGGATCGTTATTTTAAGCCGATAACGCACCATACTTTGGTCCCCTATGTAGGCTTCATCATTCCCGGTCACAGCGTATTCTACCTGCGCCCAATCCGTCCAAGCGTCTGCCCATGTATCAATCGCTCCACCC